CCGACGCCCAAGCCGATGAGATTTTGGACGCGTGGATCCGAGAGCAGTTTGGTCAACATGTGCGTTTGATCCACGACGCCGTAAATTGACAGGAAAGCGGCGAATCCCATCGTGGCAGGAATAACGCCCCGCTGTTTGAGACCGCGCCAGATCGCCCGCCACCATTGAATGGGCCTCCCGATGAGACGGTGCTTTCTGCCGTCCGATAGGATGCCAAGGTCTTCGTGTGTGCCGTTTCTCCGGATCACTTTGGCCGAGAGTGATCCGTTCACGTCAATGATTTGTTGCATGTCCATTTCTTAGATTCCTCTCTGATGCCCGTCCCGACGTATTATGAGCGGCCCCGGAGGAGACCAACAGCCCAAGACCGCCCACACTCACCGTCCCCTGTAAGCGGCGGCAAGATCGGTTGGCGAGCGACGTCAGCCGAGCTTAATGTTGGCGATGAGGCCCATCCCAAATGGCACATAAGCTTGCAACACGCCATCGAAATAGACGCCATACTGATATTTGCGCGTGACCAAAGGCCATTCGATCTGGTAATACTCCTGCCGGGTCAGCAAGCGTCGTGCGGCTGGCACGTTGGCGTTGGGGTACGGCACAATGTCCAAATCGAAGAAGATCGCATTGGTGGACATGTAAGGATGCAGCCGGATCGGTATCTCTAAAGTGCCGCCCATGGCAAACTTGTTGAGATAGGACCCGACCACGGTGCCCGCCACCACATTGCCCTGGTCACTGCGGCCCGTTTCCAAATTCACACGCATGATAGGCGTGCCGCCGTTGACCACAATTTTGGTGGTAATGTTTTTGCGCATCGCACCGCTGACCCACATGATGGAGGGCGAAATGCGGTAATTGTCCCACCAGAACTGGAGCGCGGTATCGATTTCTGCGCAACCACCGGCACCGTCCGCCGTGAGCGTGGCGTTGTCTAGCGATTTGTAATAGCCGGTCGAATTGAGGGCCTGTGCAATGAGGCCGTCGTAATCGAGGGTGTTCCTGGAATTGTCGGCGCTGAGGCCAACGGCACCGGCGTTGTACAAAGTGCCGGTCGGTACAGCGGTGATCGTCACCGCGTTTATCGGCGTGATCGCCACCAAATTGCAGGACGCGGGAGTAGCGGCAGTTCCGATAAACCACGCGTAAGCGAACGCACCTTTGGTAGCAGGAACCGTAGCGGTGATCGAGCCGCCAGCTACGGTAGTGACACCGGCACTGGCGACCGAAATTTGACCGATGCCGCCACCAAACGTATCTGTAGAGCCGTCAGCGTTGGTTCTGGTAATGGTTGGCGATAAACCGGCATTGGTGCCGGTAGCGAAATTGCGCGACGTGTCCAAAAATGCCTGCTGCGTCATTGCCACGCAAAACAGGAAATAAGTGGTCGCGGCCAGCGAACCGCCAGTTGCAACGGCAGTGCCGACTGGCGTGCCGGTGACGCCGAGAGCCATACTGTTGTTGCCGTTGAGGTCAGTGATTTCCTCCTGAATCATGACCGATTGCAACAAAGTGAGACCAGCCAGGGCTCGTGCGTCGTCGAATCCGCGAGCGGCCAATTCGGCTTCAAAAGTCACCGAATTCTCAAGGCCCATCGCTTTATGCGTGCCCAGCATGTCGGCTTCCTGTAACGTGATGACGCCGCCGCGATTTCCTTCCGCCAGTCCGGCGCGAACGTTCGCGGTATTGATGCCGGTGATTTGCTTCCAGTGGACTGCGAGACCGGCTCCGGGTTGAGCCGATGCGCGTGGAATTTCATTGCGCAGCGGCGTTATGACTGGATAGAGCAGTTTGGCTGCCGGTTCCAGATCGTAGGCCACGATGCCCAAGGTGGTATCGATACCGGCCTTCTGTAGGGCAAGCGGCTGTTGAAAGTCCTTCAACATTTGAAGGGTGCGATCAATGATGCGAGGGTCCATGTGTTCAATCTCCTGAAGAAGAATTCGCGAATTGAGTCAAGGCTGGGAAGGCTAGCGCTTGCCTACGATGACTCGGCTTGGGCCGGAAGAAATGGAAGCCCTGGCAGCTTCGAGGGCTTTGGTCATGTCGGTTTGGCTGCCTTTGGTGGCGACGGATTCGCTAACCGGCGGATGGCCGTCGTTTCCTTTGTCGACGACTGTGGTCACCACCTGAGAAGGAGCGGGTTGGTTGAGGAATTTGCCGATAAACGCCGTCAGCAATTCGCTCTGTTTTTCGAAAGACGCCTCCATCGCAGTCAGACGGCTATCGTATTTCTCCATGGCGCCGCTGATCAACTTGGCGGCTGGTGCGTCTTCCTGCGCAGCGGTTCTGTGCTCTATGTTGTGCTGTACCGGCTCCTCGCTCTTCTCTTTCAATTCGCCCTCGCCGAGCAATTCTTTCAGCGAGTCGCCCATGCTCCTGTGATGGTTGGCGATCCTGTCCACGTGTTTGCCGATCTCAGCCAAATGCGTGGCCATTTTTTGCAAATCGGTGTTGTCAGGAGCAAGGAGAGCCGCTTTCTGGACCACCTTGCTCAGTTCGTGTAGCTTCGTGACCATTGCGGTCACCTCCTTACCTATTGCTGCTTGACCTACTAACTCTTTGGATTCCTCCTGCGCCAATTGGACGAGCAATTGACCCAAATGATCCAATTCCTCGCGCATTTTGGCCGGTAACTCCGATTCGTCCATCTCGTATTCGGCTTCCTCCTCCAGACAGTTCTGGATGCAAGCCAACTGCTCCAAGATGCAAGCCAGCGCCGAGACGTCCTGCATGCTCTTTTTCAATTCGAAGCCGAATAATGTTTTGGCGTGCTGCGCCGCGAATCCGGAAGCGTCAATTCCGTGCTTCTTTGCTTCCGAAACGATGCGCCGTGCCGCTGTCTTTTTCTTTTCGGCGTCCGGCATGTCGGTCTGGTTGAACCGACCGAGAGCCGCTCGCACATGGCCCTCGTCGTGCACCGGCAAATGCCAAGTGGATTTGTCCTTTGGATCGCCTACATAAGCGTGATCGCGCATCGGCACCGCTTCGCCGCTGTGCGTCTTGGTATTGTTGTCGTCCTCCTTCCGCAATTTACGCATCGACGCCATACCCTCGGCAAATTCTGCGCGCAAACCGTCGACCGACTTTTGCAGTTCGTAGAGATAGCCGTCCGGCCCGCCCACAAATTTGCGCAATTCCGTGCCGGTGCCGTCTAATTTGACGGCTTCAAACGTCGCCCCGTACATGCACGGGTTATCTACCAGCGAGCCTTCGACAGGACGTGCCGTGTAGCGTGTGGCTTTGAGCACCGGGTCGTCCCAGCGTTTGACGTAATCGCCGCCGACCGAGAATCCGGTGTAGACGCCTTCCATGCATTTCTTCCAGGCTTGATCATCCACGACTTTTGCGCCGACGCGCACCTTTTTGGCCGGATCGTCGTATTCAACCGCAATGAACTTACCTGCTGCGCCGCCAGATTTGCCGTGCATCTCGCGCAGGTTCCCCATGGAGGGCTGGTCGAGATGGTCGGTCATCTTCTGGAATTGTGTATTCCATTCCTTGAAATAAGGAACGCTGGACGCGTAATCGAAGATCTCTTTGGCTTTGTCCACGGCCTCTTCAGCCAGAATGCCCCAGACCTCTCTTCGCTGCTCGTCCACTTTAGTGATCGGAATGAACATTTTCATAGTGCGTTTCCTCCGGGATTTTCCGGCCTTTCTGTAGGCTGCTGCCGCCGCCTGATCAGCCGGATGCCCAGCTTCTATCATTTCGCTGATGTTCTCCGAGATCGTCGCTTGACTGGAACCCGGCTTGAGCGGCATAAGTTTACACCGGTGGCGTCGCTGGCGCTGTTGTTTCCGTTGACGTTGCCTCTGCTGGCGTTGCCTCTGCTGGCGTTGCCGCTTCCGGTGCTGGTGGCGGTTCCGGTATCAAGTCAACGCGTATCACAGCCACCATGTGAGCCTGCGACATGACGTGAATTTCACCGGCTGAAGTTGGAGCTTTCGGCAGTTCCAATTCGACTTTATTGCCATCTTCTAGATAGCAAAGGAACTTTGGCATTTTTCTTCACCTCCCGTACATGTGTTTGGTACGTTCGCTTATTTCTTGAGCCCTGCGTCGATACTCCTCTCCGAGTTGTCTCGATTCTTCCTGCTGCAGAGCTTCTAACCTGGAAATCGATCGTCGCTGAATGGCAACTGCAGCGTTGAGGTAATTACGCGCCTTCTCAACGTCAGCCCAAGCGGCATCGGCTGCTGCTTTTGGTGCCATCGCGTCTAACTGAGCTTCGCGTTCCACTGTACCCGGATAAGCGTCTGCCGGTTCATGTTCCGGCTCCGGTGCCGGATCTGGCTGCGGATCGGACCGGTGCCCCAAAATTGACAGCGGCAGTGGCTGTGGCAGCGGCTTCTGCGGCTTCGGGTTACTTTTCGGCTTCCGGTTATTTATTCTGGTTGCCATTTTGCCTCACAATAGATACGTAGTGATTTGATTCTGCACCGCTGTCTGTAAATTAGCGTCGCTGACGCCGTAAAGCACCGTGTTAACTAACGGGTCAAGAACGACCGGCAAAGCGATGACGTTGACGACGCCGCTCAGATTACCAACCGCTTGCCTTGCCCATGCAGCTCGACTGGAATGACTCGTAGTCGTGATTGGTTCCGCCATGATTTGGGCAATAAACGCAACCACAGCCGCTTGGATGCGAGCCCGGAAATTTCCGTCATTAGCCGTATTAAAAGAGTTTGTATAATCAACAACCTTCGTCGCGTCTGTATTGGCAATGGAATCGACACTTGTTTGGATTTGGGCGTCCGTTATGGCAGCGTCAATTGTATCTGGCGGAGTACCCTTGGCTAACGCGCTGACTGAACTGATAATGTTTGGATCTTGAGTCACCCTCGGCATGAGAAAATTCATTGCCGTGCCCTGGATGTTTTGCAGCGATTTAGTCGCCCAAGCGAGACGCTGCTCGTGATTGGGTGCCGTTGCAGCTTCAGTGGCGACTGTGTTGATGTAAGTCTCCAAGGCGTACGTCACGCGTTGGATGAATGAAGCGTCAGCGGCCAGAGCCTTCATATCGGAGTAGGCAGCCATTTATTCCTCCCCTTCGGTTTCACTTATTAGCACAGCCACGTTGGTGCAGTTGCAATTCGGGTGGTACGGCGCACTTTCGTCGCCGCTCGGGTATTCCTCACCGAGAGGAATTGGACCGGCATCGGCATTATCGTCACATTCATCATCGTGGTCGTGGTCATCGCTCAACAACGATTCCGTGGCCTCCACGACACCCGACCTCTTCCAGGAATTCAACGCGCCATTCATGCTGGCCATGGCGGTTTCGGTGCGCGCTATCATTTTGGCCCGCGCTTCGCTGAATTCATAATTGTTCTCCAGGACTACTTTCAATTGGGCCGGTGTGAGGCCGTCCTGGTAAGCCTGCGTAATGTGGTCGCGCAGCATGTCCCTGGTTCCTTCAGTGATGGCCCATTTGGCGTCCGGATTATCGATCAATTGGCCGTTGACCCATTTTTTGCCGACCATTTCAGCAGCACGGTCCTCGGCATATTCGATCGCATCCGTATTGAGCAGATCAACGATGCGCGTTTCATCGACCGTGACTTGTACGTTATCGGTCAATTCACGCCATGCTCGCATAGCTTCCTGACGGCCCAATTCACCCAGAATGGCCGGAATCTGCCGCACCATGTCGTCCATCTGGCTCAAATCGATGGCATCTAACAGCACGTCTAAACTCTTCTTTTCGATATAGGCCGACACCACGTCGTCACGGACCTGTGATTCAACCTCGTCGAAGTTGCTGCTGATCACTTCAAATAGCTGCCGCCGCGCCTGGGCCTTGGCTGGCGATTCAGAATCGGGCCGGATCTTTAATTTGTACGCGGCTTTGGCCAATTTACCGACGATGTTGTTTCCAGTCACGCCATCGGTGATGAGAATTTCGGTGTGGCCTTCCATCATACCGATAAGCGCTTTGGCCGTGGTAACTACATCGGCTGGCTGCCGGATGGCTCGCAGTTCCTCGATGCATTGCTCCACTTCTGCTTTACCGTCAATCCGGCCCTGGTCGAAGAGGATGGACGTGAATTTGCCGTTGGCCGCCGCAATCAGATCGGCGTAGCCATTGTTCGAAGCAAACTGGCCCTGCGATCCGTCCTCTGTCACCAGTTCATAGCTCATTTGACTAGCGTCTTCAACTCGGCCAGCGTGACTTTCTGCATGCTTCCAATGCGAAAGCTGCCGACGCCCTTGCTGAAATAATAGGAGGCTCGGCTGCGGTCGCGCATGTCGGCTACCACGGTGTACATGCGCAAATTGTTTTGCGCCGCAAAGTCCAACTTGCGCGCCCGCGATTCCGGGTGCATGGTGATCTTGTCATTTTTATTGTCGATCAGCGTCTTGATTTCAATGCCCCGGCCCTTGTCGTGTAGATCAAATGGGGCATTATCGTCTGTGCGCTCGATACCGAGAGCGGAGGCAAGTTTACGCTCGCTTTCATCGGCAATGCGCTGTTTCTCGGCGGTTGACGGTTTGTAGTTAGCTTTGGCCAATTCAGCCTTGGTACTAACCCTGCCACCTTCAGGCGGAGCGGCCCCGGCACCGGCAGTAAATTCGCCTTTCTCATCCCGTGGGTGATCTTCTTCACTCCAATCAGCCTTTCGCACCCCGGTATTCTGTTCCACCGCTGCGGCCCGGTCGTCCCAGAAACGTATGATGTCCGGCGTCTTCTCCGACGTCACCGGCAGCACCGCGCCGAAAACTTCACGACACCAATCTTCAATGTGGGCTCGCGCACCGTTTGGGTCGCCGTTGGCTACGCGTGCAGTGAAAATCACAACCGGTCGGCCTTCGGCAAGGAATCGCTTCACGCGATTGACCATCATCGGGATTGGTGCGCCGATGTGGTCAACGCCTTGGAATCCATTGTATTCAGCCAAGGTGCCGTCCAAATCCACGGCCTCGGTGCCGAAATCGAGACCCAGGGAGGTCTTGTATTCGGAGACCGGCACGGCTTCAATTTCGCCGAGCGAATCAAGCGGATACATCGACAGGAACGCTTCAACCGCTTGATCCTGGCTCTGGAACCCGATCAATACTTTGTCCTCGTCATCGTAAGTGAAATCCGCGATGTACACCATTTCCGCCGATTCATCCGGCCCGAGAATCGCATCAATTTCGTCTCCGTCCCGTCCGTCGGTGCCTCTGATAAATCCGTAATCATGTTGAAGCAGCCGATCATAAACCACTGCGTTTTGGTCGTCGCGGATGGTTCGCTGCGTGTTTGCCGGGAATTCAATAGCTATGGGAAGACCGGCGAATTGTCGAAGGGTCAGTAAACCAGAGTCTTTTTTTTTAACCTCTTGACTATCGGCACGCCGCGTGCACTGGCAGTCGTCGGTGGTGGTGGCGCTTGCCCCGGTTGCGGCAACAGTCCGCCTCCCATTTGCCCCGGCTGCGGTGGCGGAACTCTGCCAATGTCGGTGGCTGGTATCGGGCCGGTGCCGGTCAGAACGTAAGGCGGCACGCCAAATGGATCTTCGCCATCGCGCTCGCGTAGTTCATCGATCGAATACTTGCCCATGGAGACGTAGATCTTGTCGATCTGGGCCTGCTTCAATTGATCCGACTGCTGTTCATCCTGCCAAGCGAATTCAATATCCGATTCATTGATGAAGTACGGATCTTGAATCAGCATATTCATCACTTCTTCAAGAAACGACATCAACGGAATCAAACCTTCGGCCAGCGCCGCTTCCTGCAAACTTTGACTAGTGGCTCGGTTCATGATGCGGACAAATGGCGTAGGCGGCACGGAGAAGCAATAACAGACCACGCGAGCCAACCATTCGTCCATTTCGTCTTTGAGCATCTCGGCTTTGGTCTGCAGAATGTTCTTGGCTTCCGGTACGATCCACATTCGCCGCCGCGCCTGCAGGTCGCCACTGTATTGATCCAGCATCTTTTGCAACTTATCAATTTCTTCCAGAGACCACGTGTCCGGCGCTGAAATAATCATTTCAGGCACGTTGCCGCTGGTGTAATAAGCAAGCTGTGACATCTGCCGCCGCAAGGCCAAATTGATAGTGATGAGGATCTGTTCGACCGGACCGAAACCGTAGATGCGCCGCGAACGAATGTTGCGCGGGCAATAGGCCATTTCACTGGCTTTGATGTTGGTTGCCGGTAAGCCTTTGATGATTTGTTGATAGGCAAAGCTTGGCGGTTGTGGCGTCCGGCCGTTTTGATCGATCAAACGCTTGATGTATTGACCATCAACCACATCGATGGCCCAGATGCCACCGCCGTTGGTGCGTCTCGGATAAATTGACAGCGCATCAGTGACAAAAATGTCCTCAAGCACGGCCCGAATCCACTGTTGCCAAGAGTGGTCTCCGTCCGGCTTCTTGAAAAATTCAGTCAAATCCCGGATGCGCGGATCGGTCAACGTTTTGGATTGCATGTCGGCAATCTTCACTCCCGGCAATTGCTTCAGCCGGAAATGCCACGGCATCTTCGAGACTTGATCCTTGCGCGTTTCAATCACGAGCCGCAGCAAGTCGTAATTGTCGGCCAGCGAAATCAATTGCTGAAATGAGACGCCTTCGGTCGATTTCGGATAAGTGGCCTGCAGGTTGACGCCGAATGGGTAGTCAAATGTGCGGACCTCAAAATCCGGTGGCGCAACGGGCGGCAACGGCTGCTGCGGCCCAAACCACTCACGACCGGTTAGCGTGGCGATGGCGTTGTAGGACCTGCCAGCAAACGTAAACGAGCCCTCAGAAGCTCGTGACTGTTCCATGGTCGGCGTGCCGGAAATCGCCAGCGGATAAACTGGCGCTGCGCGACCGGCATCAGCGTCATGGGGTGTGATTAATTTGTCGAGAAAGGCCATTATTTGCGAGACCCGATCATTGCAGCCCAAATCATAGCCGCGCCCGTAAAAACGAGAGCGCCTGGACCGGCATAAGGTGTAGGCAAACGCCAGATGCCGACGGCAATCGCGCCGATGCCGCCGAAGAAAATGACGTCGAGAAGGAGATTGCGTAATTTGGTGTTCTTGAATTCCACCACTCGCTGGTTGGCTTTGGCCAGTGCCGTATTGGCTTTATCGGAAATCATTCATCCTCCAAGTAGTGCCAAGTGCCGGGTGTCAGGTCTTTATCGTACGCAGCTTCGACAAGTATCTCACCAGGAATTGAATCGAAAACCAGCCGCAGGTGGATCCTGGTGCTGTTATCGTGGGCCGGTATTCCGACGAATTCGGCCCAACAATAGACCGTGCCGTATTTGGTGCCGCTAGAATAACGAACAACAGCACCGAGAACCGACGGACGCCTCTCATTCAACGCAACTGGTCCAGACCGCTCTTTGGGAATTTGAAGTCGGCAGCTGCGACATTGGCGATCATGGAATGCTGATTGAATTGGTCCTTATGGTTCTCGTACGCCGCTTCAAGTTGTAGAGCTAGCGCCTCGTTTCCCTCGGATTTAGCTTTCTGCGCACCCTTCAAGGCAAGCCTTGCCGCGTCGGCGTGTGCCAATGCAGCGTCCCGGTGAGCGCCGTATGAAGGATGGCCCTCGGCCCGCAAACTGGCCTCGTCCGCCAAATTCACAGCAGCGTGCAAGTCGTCCAGTCCCAGCGGTTCCGGTAGAGGCGGTGAATCGGTGATCGGTATTTTATCTTCGATCGACGATTCGGTGTGTAATTTGGTCAGCGATTCCGGCTTGATGCGTTCCTTTTCCGCCGCGTTGAAAGCCGCGATAAACAGTTCTGGCGTCATAGTCCACATGCTCCCTTAATACAACGATACGACTGGTTTCTGATTTTGCCGCTGCGTTTCTCTTTCTCTCTCCAATGCTTCACTGTAATGGCCGATGATAGCCGCAGCGCCGCTCGGAATTTCAGCATAAGCCAACATTGCGGCCTCCGCATGGTCCGGTGATTTCACGCCGCGCCGCCGTGCATCCTCTTTGGATTCGATCTCGACTTTGCCTTTGGCATTGTGTTCATACCGCAATGAGGAAAGCTGCGCAATGTCCTTGTCGTCTAGGCCCGCGATTTCACCGGTCTGGAATCGCATGCGCAACTGCCAATAAAGCTGGGCCTTGAGGTTGGCAAATTCCAATTCGCCACGGCGCTTGGATTTGTTGGCTGGTTCCACGCCGACGTTGACGTATTTTATATTCGGTATACCTTCGCTCTCCAGATGCTTCAGCAAATAATAGCCGATGCCAACCGAATCGCCGTTCAGCCGAGCCAACCGCTCCTTATATTGACGGAGAACGTGCAGCACTTTGCCGCGTGGGTCGCGGTCAGCCCAGGACCATTTTCCGATGCGGCGTCCCTGGCTATTGCGAAGAACTAATACAGTTTCGTCTTCGCCTGGACCGGCGATGTCCAGACCCCCGTACAGGTCGTCGGTCTCGCTTGATTCGATTTCGCGGTGTTTGGCCAATTCCAACCAGGAAAGCGGAAACAAAGCGTCAGGCGACTCCGCAGGGAAATTGCCGAGCACGCGTGATTGGAAGATCGGCGAATCTTCGCCCCACTCGTCGTATTTCTCGCGCACCCAGCGCCGCGTGATGAGATAAGGCCGGATGTTGTCATCCAACTCATCCTCGGTCATTTTCAGCAGCTTTTCTTTGGTCACGCCACGAAAATTCGGCGTGTCGAATGCCGAAATGGTGCACGTGTGCCATCCGAAGCGGTTCTGGGCGAAAGCGTCGTAAAAAGGACCAGAAGTCACGACAGGATTGCCGAGAGCCAGCACATGAACGTCACCGCCTGCGCGGATTCCTTCGACTGCTTCCCAGATTTTAGGATCGACGCCCGGTGCTTCATCCAACACAATCAAAATATGGCCGCTGTGGAAGCCCTGGAATCGCGCACCTTCGATTTTAGTGTTGACTGAAGTAGAAAAGCCAATGGCATAGCGCTTTGGCGTGATCTTGAGCAAGGTCTGGTTTGGCTGTGGGAACTTGAGGCGGGAATAGCGCAAAGCTGCGTGGATCTCGCCCCAAAGCAGAACACGGACTTGAATGTCGGTGGGAGCAGTTGTAATCACTACACCATCGGTGTAGCGAGCGAGCCAAAACAGGACCAATTCCGCTGCGGAATACGTTTTGCCCGACGAGTGACAAGCCTTGACCGCGACCCGCCGATGCTTCATGACCATCCGGTGAATCTCGGCCTGTTTGGACCAGATGTCATGCTGCAAATAATGGCGGGAAAACGTATCAGGCGACAGCGCCAAATTGCGCGCCAGCCGCTGCCGTCTCGTCAATGGAGTCACTGTCATTTTTAAGTCAAAAATGGGCGGATGTTCAACAATCAAACACCCGCCCGCCTCAAGAGGGGTTCAAGAGGGTTTCGCAACCGGTGGTGGCGTGGGCGCTGTTGGCGGATGCGCTGTAGTGGTGGTCGTGGTGGTAGTGGTGGTCGGCGCTGCCGAATGCGGAGTATTGGCCTTCACCGCAGCCGACAAGGAATCCGTGTTGGCTTTGATGCCGTCTATGACCTTCTGCAAATCTGCCGAGCTGATAGAAGGTCCCTTATTGGCCAATTCTTGGATTTTGGCAGTAAGACCGTTGAGGAGAGTCACGGCGGACTGATCTACGGTCTTCTCCGCGTTAACTGCGTTAAGCAAATCCTGCAAACTTGCAGGCGCAGGTGTCGTTGGAGGCGTTGGGGTTGTTGCCATTGTGATGTTGCCTTTCCTTTAATAGGCCAAATGAATTAAATGGAAGGCCCGGAAGACGGGCCTCTCGTGAATATTATTGGTTTGCTGCCTTTTCGTCAGTGGCGATGAGTCTATCAAATACATTAAGCGTTACATCCTCGGTCGTGTCTTCCGGTCTCACGTCGCCGAGAGCCCTGCTGGTCAATTCGCAGCCAGCTTTGGCCAACGTGGCCGCAACTTGTTTATCGTACCACTTCACCGGCTGAATAATGGTTTGATTCGCACCGGCAATCTTCCTGGTAAGTGTAATCGGATATTCGAGCATCTCTTTGGCTTGATTCAACATCGCCTCACCGATGCCCCACAGTTGCTCGCGCTGTTCGTCCCGGCGTTTGATCCATAAATCAGCTTTTTCTTCGACGCGGGTCCGGACCGCATCTTCCTCCATTCGGATCAAATGTTCGTCCCAAAGTTTAGCGCGTTGTGCCCAATTATGGATGCTGACCCAATCGGAGAAGAAATGTGGCACCTGCACACGATTCATGGCGATGCGCTTCTTGCTCAGTTTGGATACATCGGCGTGCAGCACGTACAGGCGATAAGCGCCAGCTACCGTGCGTTCTAGACCAAGGCCAATGTAGAACTGGAAAGCGGCAAACTGCAGGTCGGTCTCATTCGTCAGCCGCTCCCACGGTTGCTTCTTCCGTGGCGGCACGACTTTGGGCGTCATTTTTACACTCCTCGCAAATGTCAGGATAGCCGACGCCGTGTTTGCACAGCCAAAGGTCGGTCGACGGTGGATATTTGTGATGGAACATCGCTTTCATTACGGCCTCCATTTGGGCAAAGTGCAGAAAGGCCCGTCCGCAAAAGCGAGAAAATAGGTGCGAACTACAATCTCATTCGGAGTGTGATCGCGTCTGCGGTCGGCTTCAATTCGCCTCAATTCGGGCTTGGAAAATGATGCAACATCGGCTGGCGACAAATCCCAGCCGAGCCGTTGCTCCGGTGGGCGCATTATCGCGCCGTGCGTCAAAATTCGATGCGCGTGCACGATGCGCCGCTGCCCGCTGTTCAGCCGCACGATTTCGCGCCGCGTGGTCCGGTTTGCAGCGCACAGGCTGTAGCCAAGGTCGATGGATTTCAACGTGCAACCTAGCACGCGGTCATGATTGTGGCGTGAAAAGAAGGGAACCGCGATTCCGTCGCGGCAAAGCTGATCGACGATCCGTCTATCAGCGGAGTAGGCGAAATTACCGGAAGGATAACAAACGCGCAGCTTTACGGCCAAAGCGGTCTCCAGACAGCGAAACGCCCATAAAAGCGGCAAGCCCTGAGGGTTCCGGGCCTGAAACCGGAGAACCGCAGGCTACGATCCACGGTTTCCGGCTCCAAACCCGCATCGAACCAGAGCCAAGTGAGAGAGACAAACTCCGGTCCAAACCAGCTGACCCAACGAAGCTGGTGTCAAACACCGTTTCAGAGCAAACGGTTTGCGTCAGTTTCACAGACCTAATTGAACTACGCTACTTTCGATTCTACCAGATCTGTAAGCCGGTGTCAAGTGGGCGGCCCGGTGCGGCTCGGAAGCATACACCACAGGCGTGTGGTGGCTAGTTGTTGACGGCCCGACCGCTGCCCAAACATGGAATTTTAACGCGCACCGGATCGTCAGGACGGCCTACCGCTGTAATTGCGACAACCATGCCGCACGTGGCACATTTGATATGCCAATAGCCGCATTCAGGAGCCGGATACGGCAACTCCACCAGACAATTCAACTTCTGGCAATCCATGTTAACTTCCACGCCGTTTGGGAAGGCCGGGTCTGGCGCATTTCGCGCCTTTCCCCGGCCCGACTTCACGAATGTGATCTGTTTATCCTTGCGGTCGACCCACATTCAATCCTCCTTTTGGACCTCCACGTCAACGAACGTGTCCATGGCCCGCGTGATCGCCACGTAGA